CCCGCCATAGCGATGACCGAAGCTGCGGAAGCGGCAAGCCCGTCGATCTTGACAGTCACATTGCCGCTGTAGTCCATCAGCATATTGTAGATTTGGGCTGCGGCAAAAACGTCACCGCCGGGACTGTTGATCCAGACGGTAATGTCCCCGGTACCGGCATTCAGCTCATCTCTGAACAGAGCCGGGGTCACCTCATCGCCGTACCAAGTCTCATCGCTGATCTCGCCATTTAAAAAGAGCGTCCTCGTTTCGGGGACGCCCAAGGCTTCATCAGCATTATTTTTGACCCAGGTCCAGAATTTTCGCTTCATGGCCTTACCTCACTTTCTCCTGTAGTGTGTTTCTCTGGGGTGATTGTGGATCTTGTTGAGTGGTGGTATCTCCGGTACCCGCAGCGAAGGCTCCGGCATCCTTCAACCTGGTCATGTTACCGTTTATCAGGTACAGGTCACCGCCCTCTTCGGCAGGGATAGGATTCAAGTCCTCCATCTCACGAATGTCGTTTGCAGACATCCAGCCGTTCTGTCTGGCTGTGGCATATCCGTTCATGCGGGAGGCGTAGTCACCTCTCAGCAGGCCATCCACATTGAGCTTGATGAAATAGTCCCGCTTCTCCTGGGGGAGCAGAAGGGAGCGCTGCAAAGACTGCTCCCAGCGAATGACCCACGGGTCGAGGGTGTACATCACGAACTCCAGAGACTGCTGCTCAATGTTGGAGAAGCTCGACTTGTCGAGGTCACCGACCATGTGGGGTGGGATGCGGTAAAGTCGGGCAATCTCATCCAGCTGGAACTTCCGAGTTTCGAGGAACTGACTATCCTCTGGCGGGAGACCCACCTGCTGATACTTCATGCCCTCTTCAAGCACGACCACCTTATGGGCATTCTGACTTCCCTGATAGACCGCATTCCACGAGTCCCGCACCTTGCCGGGGTCTTTGAGAACACCGGGATGCTCCAGAACGCCGCCCGGAGTGGCTCCGTTGGCGAAGAAGCTGGCTCCGTACTCCTCACAGGCGATAGTGATGCCTACTGCGTTTTTCATCATGGCAATGGGGCTGTATCCAACCAGGCCATCAAAGCCAAGTCCAGGGATGTGAAGCACATCCTGTGGTGCAAGAGCAATCTGCCCGTACTTCTTCATGTTGGGATTGAGGTCGCTGTCCCTTGTGTAGAGATAGACCAGCTGACCATTGCTCATCCGCTCCACACTCATTTTATTTGGGAGCAACGGGTAAAGGGCAGTAACACGCCCAGCACCATCACGTATGATTTGTGCATAGGCATTGCCCCAGAGCAGCAGGTGGGTCATCAGTGTCTCACGGAAGACGAAAGAGGTCATTTCGGGATTCGGCTCATCGTGGAGCAGGTGGAACAACGGGTGGTTGTAGACCCTCGTTTTGTTCCTACCCTCATAGCGATAGACGTGCAACGGGAGGGAAGCAATCGTCTCTGCCAGCACACGCACACAGGCATAAACCGCAGTGGTCTGCATAGCTGTGACCTCATTGACAGACTTGCCGCTGGTCGTGGGACCGAACAGGAAGGAATACTGCGACCCGAGGTAGTAGTTTTTGGGCTTATCCCTCGCCCGAGCGAGTCCGAGCAATTCACGAATACCCATAGAGCACCTCCTAAAAAACGCAAAAGAAAAGCACCTGCCGTTTCCGGCAGATGCTCCATAGAAATAATGTTTGATTTTATGCTGTAATTTCGTACTTGGTCTTGAGGTCTTTATACCAGCTGTACTCGACAAAGCCTTCTTTCTGTAAGCGCCCGACCACTATTCCAGGGTCAATGGAAACTCTATCTGCGAATCTTAATATAGACGCTCGCGAGAAGTCTCTGTGCTGCACGAATGACGTAAACGACTCATGATCAATCAATATATCTCGTGCAAACGCATCCGCAGCATCTTCGTCAGCTTGTGTGGTTCCACCCGACTGTCCGATGTGCCCGAGGACGATGTGCCCCACTTCATGAAAAAGGCTAAACCAAAAACGGTCTGCATCCTTGCCTCTTACGGTCAGGCCCATAACAATTTTATCTTTGTCATAGAACGTGGCTCCATGCAGGAACGACCCACTTATGTGGGGAAGGAATATAAGGGAAACTCCGCAGTCAGCCATATCCTGCACAAGCTCAGGGCAAAAGACTGATGGGTTTTTCCGTGTCATCGCACGAATTTGCGGAAGTTCCTTCTGAAGTCCACCCACATTGATAGGCCGAACTACTTTCCCGCGGGCTTCCAGTTTTGCACGCTGCGCCCAAGCATACAGAGCATAGTCAGCTTTTTCACCGTCAGCTAATCTGCGACAGGCTATACCCGGTACGAGTGATTCTTTCTCCAATAGGTTGAGAGTAGCAACCTCGAAAAACTTACGCAAACAAAATACTTTCTCAGTCGGAGTCTTGACATTCTCGACCCAGCCATTCTGAGCCATTTCCTTGTAAGGAAATTTCTTTGACAGCTCTATGTCTGCGTCCATTTCATTTTCTGCCTTTGCCTTTGCGAGCTTCTCTCTGTAGACCGCCTCAAGATTGTTCCAGAACTGAGCAGGTACACCGAGTACCATCTCCAAGCGCAACGCCATGTCAGGGGTGAGCTGCACCTCACCGTTGATGAGGTGGCTGATGTGCTTCTGGGACATCCCCATTCGGTCGGCAAACTCTTTCTGACTCATGCCCCTGTCGACCAGCTGCTCCTTAATTGTAGCCCCTGGTGGTGTTGCAATGTAGTTGCGACTCCTCACCATAGAACTTTCCTCCTTAACTATGCTGTACCTTTAATGATAGTCGACAATTTCCAGAATATTCGCAATCCGAATTTCTGTACCCTTCTGTTCGAACACCAATCGGAACGGGTGTACTAAATCAACTGCGTATTGATTTTTGCGATTCCCAGTTAGAGGATGGCACCTTCCAATCTTAAACTGAATCATCATTTCAACACTGTCAGCGGCAGAAATTTGGTCGAGGCGCATTTGTATCTTTTGCGCCATTTCTCGCCCATACTGCTTTTCCGCTTCATAAGCGCTGGTACACACTTTCTCCAGCCTGCGGCTTTTGTATGTGATTTGCAACCCGTCACCTCATTTGCCGTTAACCTCTGGGGTAAACTTAGTATAGCTCAATCAGAGAGGATAGTCAAGCAAATCGTTAACCTATAAGGTAAATTTTCGACTTTAAAGAACAAAGAGACCACGTTCGTCATACACACTGGCTCCGTCCCCCTCATGTCTGATACAACGGTCAAGCGCCATGATCAAAGCCACGATGCCATCGATTTTCTCAGTGGACTTTTCCTTGTCGGGCTTGATGTTCCCGGCAGGGTCTTGGCGCATGACTACGTTCTGAGCCATCCACTTTAATACCGGGTTACCCCCATGAATGACGTTCCCCTCCATCAAGAGCTTAAACAGCTCCTTGCTTGGAGGGGACATATCTTTATAGCCCTGACCGAAGGGCACCATCGTGAATCCGTCATCCTCCAGATTCTGAATCATCTGTGTTGCATTCCAACGGTCGACCGCAATCTCTCGTATATCGTACAGCTTGGCCTGCTCCTCAATAAACTTCTCTATGAATCCATAGTGAATGACGTTACCTTCCGTTGTCATGATAAAGCCCTGCTGTGCCCACACATCGTATGGCACATGGTCACGGCGGCAACGAAGCTCCAGAGTGTCTTCTGGAAGCCAGAAATACGGGAGCACGATGTACTTCTCGTCCTCTGACCGAGGAGGGAACACCATCACGAATGCGGTGATGTCCGACGTGCTGGAAAGGTCAAGTCCGGCATAACAGACACGACCCTTGAGACTGGTCAGGTCAACGGAGCTATTTCCTTTCTCATAGATGTGGTCGGGGATCCAGCATACGGTGGACGATGTCCAAATGTCCAGACGGAGCTGCTTGAAGATGTTCTCCTCAGCTGGGTTGTCCTTTGCGGACAGAAATGCGTCCCGCATCCGGTCAATACCGATGGTGTGCCCGAGGGACGGGTTAGCCTTGTACCAGTTGGCCTCGTCCGTCCAGTCATCATCGTCAGCAAGCCCATATACCACGGGATAGAAGGACGGGTCGATTTTCCTGCCGTTCATCAAATCCAGCGCCGTGGTGTGCAGCTCATAGCAGATGCTGTTGCGGTCGTTACCAGCCGTAGTGATAATGAAGAACAGCGGCTGCTCGCGGGCGTCGCCGGAGCCTTTGGTCAGCACGTCGTAGAGCTTCCTGTTCGGCTGAGCGTGTATCTCGTCGAACACCAAGCCGCTCACGTTGAATCCGTGCTTGGTACCGACCTCGGCACTAAGCACCTGGTAAAAGCCGCTGTTGCTGTAGTTGACGATGCGCTTTGTTGCCCCCATAATTTTGCAGCGTCTCATGAGGGCAGGGGACATCTCCACCATCTGTTTTGCGACATCGAAAACGATGGATGCCTGCTGGCGGTCGGAAGCAGCGCCATACACCTCTGCCGACATCTCGTTATCAGCAAAGAGCAGGTATAGCGCGATGGCTGCGGCGAGCTCACTCTTCCCGTTTTTCTTTGGGATCTCCACGTAGGCAGAACGGAACTGACGCTTTCCGTCTGGCTTCACAACGCCAAACAGGTCGCGCACGATTTGTTCCTGCCAGGGTAGTAAGGTAAAGGGCTTCCCAGCCCACTTGCCCTTGGTGTGGCGCAGGTTTCGCACAAAGGCGACCGCCCGGTCAGCCTTGGCTTTATCGTAGTGGGAGGTGGAAAGCATAAAACTCGTTGGCGTATATTGAAACCCCATCACACATCACCGCCTAACAACTGCTCCATCTCGTCCTCAGAGCTATTACCGTCCGCACCCGCAACGATGCGGCTGCGGGAGGAGGGAGTAAGGCCAAACTGCTCACAGAACTTGAGCATGATTTTCTGATTGGTCTGGGCAATTGATACCTGTGGCACTTGCTGAAGATACCCGTTGGGGGTGCGCACCATAGAGCCATGCTGGGTGATAAACTCCTCTGCCTCTTTCCAGCGGGCGTAGGCTTGGCAATAACCCGCGAAAGCGGCCATGTCCATCTCGGTCAGAAGACCCATAGCCTCCAGCACCTTCGCCATGCGTTTCCACTCACGCTTAGCCTCATCCTCCAGCCAGGCGGGCAGCGGGGCGCTTTTTTCTGCGGCTTTGGCTCATTTTTGTTGAGAGGCCGGCCTCCGGGGTTGCCCTCCAGCTCCTTGATTGCCGTGGGGACCGGCTTTCTGCCCCTCTGCGCCATAGGCATCACCTCCAAAATGGGCAAAAAGAAAGGACCTCCGAAGAAGCCCATAAAATCATTTATAACGAAGAACAGCCCCGTAGGGCTGTCCTGCTGTTTAGTTGTACTGTTTCAGGATTTTCGCGTAGGCTACGTTTGCTTCCTTGCCGGTGGGCTTGATGTCCCAGCCCCTATCGTAGTTAGCCACGATGCGTCCGTCCTTCCGAATCTCCAGCTTGGAAATGCGCCCCTCATTGATGCCGAACTCGCTGCCCTCATCAAAGTGCTTCACGCAGTAGGTGAATCCGTCTATCTTACCCTTTGTCCACATAATCTTGTCCTCCGTTTTCTTTGTTTTCCCTTTCGGTGTGTACATATTCGCTCTAAAATGGCAGAATAGCAAGTTAATTCAGAGGCATATAGTACACAAAGATGAGGGCGCAAAATTGGTGTTTATACGCTAAAGAGGATTGTATCAAAATATGATACAATCCTCTTTTCTGTTTAGGCTCTGACAGGAAGGACGTCCACCAGCCAGCCAACACCCTTGTGGGTAAGGCCGGTGGCCTTTTCCAGAACATTCTCGGCTTCCTCTACGTAGTGGACTCCCTTGCCGACTTTGATGAAGCGGGCGTCCTCATAACCAGGGATGTCGGTGCGATAAACGTAGGCGTGGCGGGTCTCGC